GATGCCGCAGATGCAATTCAACGTTATGGTAAACTATATACTCTCAAAAGTATTATAGATGCACGTATAAGTAACAACACTAAGATTAGTGTAAAAATGAGAATAGGATAAAATAAAAACATGAAAAATGATAAACCAATTATTCCACTACCAAAAGAACAACCCAAAATGCCTGCTCCCCCACCCCCTCCGATGCCGCCGGCACCACCCAAGCAACCAGGCGAGTATAGCAAAGATAATGGTATTCTTTTCATGGACAAGGAATTTAATCAAGACAACTGTATGCCTTTGGTAAAAATGATTATTGAATACAATCTTATGCCAAAAGACAAAGCACCAGAAACTATTCACTTGTATATCAATTCACCTGGTGGGTTTGTAGACAGTTGTATGCATCTAATTGATACAATCAAACAGTCACGTATTCCAGTTTATACATACGGTATGGGTTCTATTGCAAGTTGTGGAGTTATGTTGATGATGTCTGGTGTAAAAGGTCATCGTTATCTTACACAAAACACTGCGGTCATGTCACATGAGTTCTCAGGTGGAACAAAAGGACAATACCATGATATGGTAGAAAGCCGTAAGCATATGGACTGGACCAATGAAAAATTAATGGAACATTACATTAAATGTACAGGCAAAACGAAAGCATATATTCGTAAGAACTTGTTAGCACCTAAAACAGACCATTGGTTAACTCCAGAAGAAGCAATCAAGCACGGTATCGCTGACAAATTAATTACTACTTACTAACAGTTTTCTATTGACTATTGCAAATAAATTTGCTATTATAACAGTATTAACTGTAACATAAAGGTGAGGTCTATGAAGATTATAGCTGGTAACAGTAACAGAGATTTAGCGGAAAAGATTGCTGAACATTGTTTTACTGATATTGTCCCGTCTGATATTAAAACTTTTGCAGATGGAGAATGTAGTGTAGAATTTTTTGATAACATCAGAGGTGAAGATGTTTTCATCATACAAAGTACAAGTTCACCAGTAAATGATAATTTAATGGAAATGATGGTCATGATTGATGCGGCTAAACGTAGTTCAGCCAAACGTATCACTGCCGTTATTCCTTATTTTGGTTATGCAAGACAGGATCGTAAGAGTGCATCACGTACTCCTATTACTGCAAAACTTGTTGCTAATCTTATTACTAAATCAGGTGCAGATAGAATCTTAACAATGGATTTACATGCTGGACAAATTCAAGGCTTCTTTGATATACCCGTTGATGATTTAACAAGTAGATTAGTTTTTGCAAGAGATATCAAAAAACAACTTAATGTAGATGAAGAACCAATTGTATTTGTTTCTCCAGATGCTGGTGGTACAGTAAGAGCAAGAAAGTTTGCTGATATGTATCATGCCAATTATGCTATCGTTGATAAACGTAGACCAGAAGCCGGTAAAGCAGAAGTAATGAATTTAATTGGTGAAGTAAAAGGACAACATGCAATTCTTGTAGATGATATTGTTGATAGTGGTGGAACCCTTTGCAATGCGGCTCAGGCAATTTTAGATGCTGGCGCTCTGAGTGTACGAGCATATATTACACATGGTGTTCTAAGTGGTGAAGCATGTAAGAAAGTTGAAAAGAGTGTACTAGAAGAATTAGTTATCACAGACAGTATTGAATTTAGATGTCCTAGTGATTGTAAAAAGACAAGAACAGTTTCAATTTGTGGGTTGTTAGGTGAAGCAATCAGACGAGTTAATAATGAAGAAAGTGTTAGTAGTCTGTTTAAAGCGAAAGTACATTAGTATTATGAAAATTAAATTAGATTTAACTAAGATTAATAGTAGATTACACTGGACAACACTTTACAGTGAAAAACTATTATTAGCAGTAATTGGATTACTAACAATGCTTGCCGCAGGTATGGATATTTTTCATATGGTGAAAAACTTAAAAGTAGAACTAGGTGACTTGTTCTTACTTTTCATTTATGCAGAGATTGTTGGTATGGTAGGTGCATTCTATATCAGTAATAGAATACCTGTTACTTTACCTATCATCATTGCCATGACGGCACTTTGTAGATTAATTGTACTTCATTCGAAAGAAGCAGACCCGTGGATGCTTGTTGCAGAAGCAGGTGCTATTGCAGTATTGGCAGGAGCGGCATATCTTATGAGTTTAAAAGATAAACTTAGTTTAGAAAAAAAGTTTTTAAGAGAGAAGGATAAGGATTGACATTTACCATAAGAGAGAGTAGAATATAAGAATGTCCGATATAAAAGATTATAGTTCAGATTTACAAAAATTGTTTGTGCAATTTATGATATCAGATCCAGAGTTATACTCTAGGGTCCGTAGTATTGTAAAGCCTGGTTATTTTGATAGAAGTATAAGAAAAGTAGTTGATTTATTAGTTGACCATTCAGAAGAATATGCAACTATTCCTACTCCTGAAATTATTAAAGCACAAACAGGACAAGACATTGAGAAAGTAGACAATATTAGTCAACACACAGATTGGTTTATCGATGAGTTTGAAACATTCTGTAGACATAAATCAATAGAAAAAGCAATTATTGATAGTGCAGATTTGCTTGAAACAGGTAAGTATGGTGAAGTAGAACTTAGAATTAAAGAAGCAGTACAAACTGGACTAGCACGTTCATTAGGTACAGATTATTTTGAAGATCCTAGAGCAAGACTTGAAAAACTAAAAGATAACAATGGTCAGATTACGACTGGTTGGAAAGTACTAGACGATAAATTGTATGGCGGAATAAATCGTGGCGAGATTACAATCTTTGCAGGCGGATCTGGTGCAGGTAAATCTTTGTTCATGCAAAATATGAGTTTGAATTGGGCAGAAGCAGGATTAAACTGTGTATACTTTACACTTGAACTTTCAGAAGAATTATCAAGTATGCGTATGGATGCAATGCTTACAGATAGAAGTACAAAAAGAATTTTTAAAGAATTAGATGATGTTGAATTAGCAGTTAAAACTAAAGGTAAAAAGTCTGGCATGTTAAGAGTAAAGTATCTTCCATCAGGCTCTACAGTTAACGACTTGCGTTCTTATATTAAAGAATTACAAATACAAACTGGCAAACGAGTAGATTGCATGTGTATCGATTATCTTGATTTGTTAATGCCAGCAACTAAAAAAGTTTCGGCTGGAGATTTGTTTATTAAAGACAAATATGTAACAGAAGAAATTCGTAACTTTGCAATGGAAACTGAAAATGTCGTAGTAACTGCATCACAGTTAAACAGAAGTGCAGTTGAGGAAATTGAGTTTGACCATTCGCATATTGCTGGTGGTATCTCTAAAATTCAGACTGCGGACAATGTTATTGGTATTTTTACAAGTCAAGCAATGCGTGAACGTGGACAATATCAGTTACAATTACTAAAAACTCGTTCATCAAGTGGTGTAGGAAGTAAGATTAATCTGTTATTTGATAGAGATAGTTTGAAGATTACAGATGATAATTCAGAAGGTTTTGACGATGGTGATGGTACACAAACATCATCTACGTTAAATATCATGGATAATTTAAGAAAAAAGACTACAGTAGTCGCAGAAACCCAAGAAAAATCCGAAGAACAAACAGATGTTGCAAAAGACTTAAGAGCAATGTTGAAGACCAAAACACGTTCTCCTTTTGATGAAAACTGATAAATACAGTAGAACGGAGAAATACCAATGGATAAACCTAGAAAAAGTCTCTTTGAAGAACTAAATTCTTTAGCGTATTCTAATGAACGTGAAAGATTTGTAGAACAAAAAGGAGAAAATATCATTTCAGGTGCATTAAATCTTATTGAATTCATTAATCGTGAATTCGATGAAGATGACGCTTTAGATTTACAGAAACGACTTGTTAATAGCATTCGTTCTGGTGATATTCGAAAGTTTAAACGTGGTATAAACAGTGTTAAGGCTAAGAAGTAATGGATTTTGAGAAACAATTACAAAGATTAAAAGTACTATCTGGTATATATAAGCCATATCTTCCCGAGGAAACTCAGCAAGAGAATATATCTTATACTGGAACTGAAAAATCTAAACTACAAAAAAAGCACAATATACAACCTGGCACAGACGAATGGTTTAAGCTATGGTTTGCTAAGCCTCATTTAACCGGTGAAAGACCTCTTGGGGATAATAAATGAAAGTAAAAGATATTTTAGGTAAAGGCAGAGAACGTAGATTTAGAGGTCCAAGAAAACCACGTCTAAAACAAGTTGGCTTCCATAAAAAGATGAAAGGCTTGTTAGATGCAGATTTACAGGAAGAAGATAAGAACACACACTTAGACCACGCAGAAGAACTTGTGTTCATGCAAGGTTCTGAAGGTATAAAAAGAATAGTAGGTACATTTACTAAACTGTTAAGCACACTAGATGGTCAAGGTGGCGGTGATGCAATCACTACAAAATGGGACGGATCTCCGGCTGTATTTGCTGGAACAGACCCACAAGATGGTAAATTCTTTGTAGGCACAAAAGGTGTCTTTGCAAAAACACCAAAACTTAATAAATCTTCACAAGATATTGAAACAAATCATCCTGATACTACGAACAAAGGTGAAGAAGTAAGTAAAGCCGGATTGCGTAGTAAATTAAATTCATCTTTAGAACATTTAAAAGACTTAGGTATTGAAGGTGTATTACAAGGTGACTTGTTATTCACTAAAGGTGATTTGAAACAAGTTAATATTGAGGGCAAACCTCATATTGCATTCAAACCAAATACAATCACTTATGTTGTTCCTGCTGATAGTAAAACAGCCAAAGAAATGATGTCGGCTGATATTGGTATTGTGTTTCATACAAGCTACTCAGGTAATAGTATGGAAGAAATGAAAGCAACATTTGGGTTTGATAGTAGTAAATTAAGACCTTCAAAGAATGTTTGGTTTACTGATGCAAGAATTAAAGATGTAACAGGGCAAGTACAGTTATCTAAAGAGAACAGTGCTAAAATTCGTTCAGCAATTAAAGAATTAAGTTCAATGTCAGTAGATGCTAATACATTTAAAGCATTAAATCAAAAGATTGGTGGTATTGAATTAGTAAATGCTATTAAGGCACATGCTAATGCACCAATTCGTTCAGGACAGGCATTAGAACAAGATGCAAGTAAGTTTGCACAAGACTTTTTAACTTCACTAGAGTCAAAGTTTGATGATGCAGTAGCAAAATTAAAAACAGGACCAGAAGGTAAAGCAGGTCAGGCAAAATTATCGGCTAAATCAGCCGTTTCGGGAATTATAAATAACAATAAGACACAAATCGCTGATATGTATCGTGCATATCTAAAAACTGAGGCAGTTAAAATGATGTTTCAGAAAAAGATGAGAAATATAAAAGCGATTGATAGTTTTATTGAACAACCAGACGGATCATTTAAAGTAACAGATCCAGAAGGCTTTGTCATTGTTGACCATGTTGGTAGAGCAATGAAGATTGTAGATAGATTAGAGTTTAGTGCGGCAAATTTCGCACCGAGAGATTAGATGTTAAGTAAAAAATGTAAACTACACTTAGAAGAAGTCGGTGAAACACGTTGGGAACATTTTAAACATGCAATGTGGGTTTCGTGGCAACTAGAAAAGGCCGCATATGCGTGTTTTATACATGCGTTTGCTCCAAGATGGTTTTCAACATATGCAAGTGACAAATGTAATCAAGTATTACAATCAAGGAAAAAATAATGGAACAGTATAAAGGCAAATTACAATTAGTTAATACACTTACAGAAAGTAGATTATTCAGAACAAAGCAGAATATGAATAGTCTTAACGTTTCAGATGCAGGTGAACTTACGTTTGCTTATCTTATGCAGTTAAACATGATGAATAAAGATTATGAGTTTGCACCATTGGCAAAAGAATATGCTAATAGAACAATAGCATATAGAAACTTTGATTACTTTAGAACAAGTGGTACAGATTTATATGCTACACTACATCGTATGATGGGCAAAGGCATAGATTACACAGACCCAAGAGATAAAATTGCACACGGAAGAATTAATATAAAGAAACAAGACTTGTTGAGATATTTAGGACATATTGGTGCAGGTAAGTCAGATTCAGGGTTTGAACAAAGAATGTTATTAAGATTTCAACGTGACTTAAATGTACAAGATGGCATGTTGAAATCCATGAGAAGACTTATAGGTGATTGGGATAACTTAAATCAGAACCAAAAAGCACTAGTTACTACAAGAATGATGCAGTATACACGTGCAAAAGCAATGCGTAGTGAGTTGATGCCAGCGTTAAAATCGTTTCAAAAGCGTGGAAATTACATGTATAAAGACAAAAAATCAACAAAATCTGTAGTAAAAAGCATTTGGGACAAGCCAATCACTAAAGTAGCGGCATTTGGAGCCGCGGCCGTCGCCGCAAACAAGGCTGGTAAGTTTTTAGGTAAAACTTCTTACCAAAGTACGGATAGAAACAAGGGCAGGGATTTATCTCAGAGATATAAAAAGTCCTCGTAACGCCCGATTTTTTGCAAAAAATGATAAATAAAAGCATAGAGCAATATAAATATGCTCAGTTTTAATTTCATTTAGGAGAACTAAAATGGCAAAAGTACATGAATCATATGACGCAGGTCAGTTTTTAACAGGTAATTTAAATCACTTTACAGTTACAAAAACTGGTATGGCGGCAAGCGACATGAAAGCAATCGTAGAAGGTGCAGGAACACGTGCAACAGTAGTACTATTAGGTGCTATCGATGGTAACGATGTAAGAATCGCAGTAGAAAACAACGGCGCATGGGATGCCGCTGGTTTAGACGCGGCTCTAGGTGCTGACTTCTCAGTGGCTGATTTCGCATACTAATTTTTACCCCCCTGGACGTAAGTCCAACCCCACACTTTGCGTGTATTAAAAGGCTCACTTTATAGTGGGCCTTTTTTTTATTCTAAATACCTTTCATAGATAAATACATATATAATTAAAATATTGGAGAAAACAATATGGCAAAGATACATGGTGCCGCAAGTGCTGGAGAGACTTTAGGCGGTAATATAAATTTTTATACATTATACCTTAGTGGTTTAGATATCACTGCAACTGGTAGTGTAGCAGACCAAACACAACAAAACCTTGATGATGTTGTTAACTTAATTTCATTAGTTGCACAACCAATCATTATGAATAATCCAATCGCAGTTACACTTAATGGTCTAGCACCGTCGTTAACAGGCGCAGGATTTTTATTTAAGTTTGCAGTAGAGCATGGTAGAGTATTCGAAAGAAACGGAGATACTACTTCTGTTCTTAAAGAGTTGTTTGAAGGTATCACAATCGATGGTGTAACACTATCGCACCCAGCTAACATTGAATTTGTAATGTCTGACTTGTTGTAATAATTGAGTTTATCATGGATTGGGAAAAACTGATAGACGCAAGAGTACAAACAACAACATGGGACATGGATAAAGAAGTATCCAAAGATGTTATTGAAGAAATAATGTCAGAGGTACATAAACGTTCTGCCTCAAAACAAAACTTAGTTCGATATAATATACATATATTTGATTGGTCAGATACAGAATTTAGAAATCATTTCAATGAATTTTGTATCAGAGAACCATACAAAATACCAGTAGAATATAACACCCAGGTTCTAGCACCCTATTTGATAATTTTTACAAGAAGAAATGTATACTGGAATAGAGAAGGTGATCCTTCAAAATTAGGACATCCTGATACAGATTTTGAAACACAAGTTTATAATACACATTTTACGAGTTCTATGGAAACAGGGATAGCATCAGCTAATATAATTCTATCAGCAAAAGCAAAAGGATTGGACACAGGTTATTGTCAGTGTTTTAACTGGAATTATGAACATGTTAATGCTATCAAAGAAAAGCTAGAAGTAGATAATATCAAAGATATTTACTTGTCATTAGGTCTTGGATACGGTTCATCGTTAAAAAGAACACTTAATTTACATAAAAATCAATGGGTCAATACGTTTGCTCATGTTGGAAAGATGTGGGATATAGAACGCAAACCAGATAAAGATGAGTATATTAAATTTAGATAGCATATAAAATTTCTGATTATAAATGATAAATACAATCAACGGGACCAGACTTCCCAAGTAGGAGTATATTATGCCAGAAATAGATACAAAACTAGCAGAATTAGAAACAGAGAGTTTAGAAACTCATGTTGCAGTTGCACATGAACGTTTTAAGAACTTAGACACAAGTATCAATAGACTAGAAGGTCTTATTGAAAAAAATGCCGCTGAAACAAAAGAAGGCTTATCTGAACTTAAAAAAATTATTGTTTGGGCTAGTTCTACATTGTTTGCAACAATGCTTTTAGCGTTGTTAACTTCTGTATTTGGAGGCTTAAATTAATGCAGTTGTCCGAAGTATATGATGATGTATTTGAAGCAAAACTTGTTTATGCTCGTAAGGGCAAACAAATTGTGCGTAAATATCGTTGTGGTAGCGGAAGATTAAAAGGTAAAACAGTTTCTAATCCAAGTAATTGTTTTAAACCAGTTGATATTAAAAAAAGATTTACTCTTGCTAGAACAAAAGCAAAAATGGGTGCAAGACTGGCACGTAAGTCAAAAATGACAAGACGTATGAACCCAGCCAGTAAAAGATTAAAAAGTTTGAACAGAAGATGAGGGTAGTAACATGGAACTAAAGAAAGATATTATGAATTCAATGAACGAAGATATTTCTGATAAGATTGCTGACATAGCCGACTTAGTTGGTGAAAAAGAAGAAGTTGTTAGAGATAGATTAAAAACTTTGAACTTCCGTGATTACATTGAACTATCAAAAGCAGTTAAAGAAGTAGAGATGGAAAGAGCAAGAGAGATATTAGGTCTTGGTCTTGAAGAAACAAAGTATTACTATGATGGTAAAGTATCTCTTATATCTCCAGAAGAATTTAAAAAAATTCATAAAGATTTTAAAAATGACACACCAGGCGAAGAACGTATGGTCATTCTAGACCCTGAGTCAGGTGCCACAGTTTCAGTACCAGTTAAATTTATGAATGAAGAAACAGATGAAGTAAACGAAGACGAAAAACAAATAGCAAAAGATATTAACGATTATGTTCAAGACCACAAAAAACATTTTGATGCATATCCAATGGATGTAGAAGTTGATGATAAAGTTTACAACTATGATGAATACTGGAAAATACTAGATAAGTATTATCCAGTGAATGAATATAATCAAGGCGGAACAATGTCTCCAGGCGAGATGAGAGCATCTCAAGGACAAGCACAAGCACAGTCACAAGGTGCCACTAATCCTCAAAACAAAACTAAAAAAGCACAGGCGATGATGCGTTTAGGTAAAAAGAATTTAGGGGGTGCAACTGCACAACAAGCCGCAGATGCACTTGACAAAGCTGGACAAGGAAAGACACTAACACCAATTCAACGTAAAGCAATGGCGCAACAGGCGGCATCAGTTGATGCGTTAGCACAGGATCCAAAGACAGCAACACAGTTTAGAAACTTGTTAAACAAATTGAATAATAAGGGGTAATAGATGAGATTAACAGAAGTTTTAGGCGGAATTTATGTAATGATTACTGAGGAAGAAAACGACTTAGTTGTTAAATACTTCTCAGAAAATGAATATGTAAATGAAATTCAACTATCAGAAAGAGAACAAGTAGTTGCTGATAGATTGACACACAAAGGTGTTCTTATGCCTACCCTAAGAGGCTATAGAACGGTATAACGGAGGACATTATGACGGGACCAACAAGACAAGACGTAGGTGCAATGGCAAACATACTCAAAGCAATGAGCGGAGATAAGAGTGGTTTGCGTGAATCTGCAAAATCGTCTAACACACAGGGAGGGGAAATTGATATTACACCTGGAGTAAAACAGGCAGATGTCAAAGCGATGGAAAACATCATGCGAAATTTTGTTAGTGCAACAACAAATGTTGCCAAGAAAGTTTCAACTACACTGAATGAAGCTACTAAAAAAACCGAAAAAGGGGTTGATGTAGGTATATATTCAGTTATTAAAACAGAAGACGGTGCATATGACGTACTAGATAGTAGAACAAAAGATACATTGTTTGAGGGTCTACGTTTATATAAATGTGCATATGTCATCGTTAAGCATCTAAACGAAGGCAAAAAGATTAATTCAGATGAGATTACTAAGATGATTTCAGCTAATGCAGTCTTTGAAAGATACTATTGTGATGCTCTACAATTCAAATATACATATAAAGTAGCTAAAAAACGTGGTGATTATGGCAAAATGGATATAGCAGAAGCTAGATTCAGCAGATCCAAGGTAGAGGCTGAAAAAGCAAAAGACCGAATCTACGATATATTTGAAGCTACAGAATCTAAAAATACACGAATTTAATTCAAAAAGATAAATACATAATATAACTATTATGTAAATGGGGCAAATACCATGAGAAGTACAAACTTTTTTAAAACAGATACTATATCAGTATCATCACGTTTAAATGACTATCTAAAGTCAAATTTCGGCTATGCAGTTGAAGGTGACATGGATTCATTGCGTGAGGCTAAAGCAAACTTAGAAGCGAAAAAGCGTAATATGACTCCTGACTATCAAAGTAAGGATTATGTTGAAACTATGCTTATGCTAGAAACTGTCAAATCTTTGCTAAAAGTTCACGGTGAACAAGAATTAGCAGAAGGTGGCAAACACAAGTATGTTTCAGACGCACAACGTAAAGCAGTTCATGCCAAGAAAGCCGAAGAAACAAAGGAACCAAAGATGAAAAAACAAGAATCAAAAATCGAAGAAAAAGCAGTCGAGGCTCCACAAAATTTAGAAGAATCACTTTTAGACCAGTTAAATAAACTATTAGAAGGTGATGCGGCAGAGGCTGAAATCACAATGGCGGCACGTGGTATCGTAGATGAACTACAAGACGTTGTTGAAAAATTAGGAAAAATTCAAAACGACCAATTAGGTCCACTAGCAGATGAAATGGCTTACACACATGGACCAGAACAATCAGAGGCATTTAAATCTTCTGTTGATTCAGCAATTTCTAGTTTACTAGATTCTGCACGTTCAACTAAAGATGCAGTTAACAATGCGGCTCTAGTTCTTTCAGGTGAAGCACCGGCAGGTGATATGGAACCAGCAACAGCAGAAGTTGGCGGTGACATGCAAGACGATATGGAAGATGATATCGCGGCAGACCTAGGCGGCGATGAAGCATCAGCTGGTGAAGTTGATGAACCACTTGGCCGTTCGAAAAGAGACTAATTATGAAGGTTGCTAGTCTTTTAAATGAAGACAAGAACTATCAAGCACAACTACGTAATGATTTAAATGCGTATCTTGTTCGCTTGAAAGCAAACGATATTGGTTCCGTAGGCACCGATATGATGGTTGACGAATTGACTAAAATGGGTTACAGCGTAACACCAGAGAGTTTAGTTGATATGTTAGCCAATAGCAAATACATAAGCAAAGTTACTGTAGACACTATTGACTTAAAAGGCGCCCCACCTAGTCAAGGTCAAGATGCAGATAAAGACAGAGAGAAGATTAGTAAACTAGCAGTGAAAACTGCACAGAAGAGGATAAAATAATGCCATTAATTGTAAAAGGTAACACCAACATCGTATCTAAACAAGATGCTCAAAAAAAGGCCGTTGATACATCAGAAAAAGCAAAAGAAAATGGCCTAGAAAAATTATCAGATTCACAAAAAGAAATTCGTCAAGAAATTCTAAACGCTAAAAGACACCGTGAATTTATGCTTAGAGTTCAAAAAGACAAAGCAAAATCTAAAGAACATCAGAAACAAGTTGAAAAAGTTTTAGCAACACCAGAGGTTGTAGTAGAAGCAAGAGCAGAAAAAGCCAAAGTTATCGAAGCAACAAAATCTGTATCTTTAGGTGAAAGACCAGTGTTCGAAGCAATGACTAAAAAAGAATTAGACATTTGGGCAGAAGAAAACTTAGGTATGGCACTAGACCGTAGAAAAACTAAGTCTGCAATGATTGAAGAAATCCAAAAGAATCTCTAATTAACTATTGCAATCTATAACAAAGTGTAGTATACTATTACTATGCTAAAAGAACGATACAATTACCAACCCTTAGAACGAGTCAGTATAGAAGGAAGTAGACACTATCAAACTCCTAATGGCGAACCATTGCCAAGTGTCACAACTGTACTAGACGCACTAAAAGACAAAACAGCATTATATGAATGGAGAAAAAGAGTAGGCGATGAAGAAGCAAATCGCATTACTAAATTAGCCACTGGTATAGGTACTCAAGTACACTTACATGTCGAGAAGTATATACTTGAAGAAAATAGACCAGGTGGTTCTAATCTCATTCATCAAATGGCAAAAGAATTATCAGACATTATTATTGACAAGGGTCTCTCAAATGTAGATGAAGTTTGGGGTACAGAAGTTCCTCTGTATTATCCCGGATTATATGCAGGCACGACAGATTGTGTCGGAGTATGGAAAGGCAAACCTGCTATCATCGACTTTAAGACTACTCGCAAACCAAAAAAACGTGAATGGATTGATGATTACTTTTTACAAGGTGCCGCTTATTCTGCCGCACATAATGAAATACATGGAACAGATATTAAGACTATTGTAATTATGATGATTGGTTGGGATGCCGAAGCAGACAATTTAGGCAATTATCAAGAATTTGTTGTAGAAAACGATGAGTTTGACAAGTATAGTCTTGCGTGGGCAGGCAAGGTTCAAGAGTATTTTGATAAATACATGTAAGTAATTAGGAGTTTTAGATGTCCACAACCAATGTTAAAATCTTATTAAGACGTGGCTTGAGAAAAGATATCAGTCATGATACCCTTGTACCTGGAGAAATGGGCTTTACAGTAGATACGAACCAATTATATATTGGTATTGAAAATGCTATTGACGAAGTTCAGTTTGATCCATTTGCGAATGCACAAGCGACAATTCAATCTTGGTTGAATAGTGTTGATAACCCAGAACCTGGATTAATAGTTGACGAAGATTTAATTATCAGAGATGTTCAAGATATTGATAAATTGTTATCTAAAATGCATTACTTTGAACAAGTGATAGTTTTTGACTCAGTTGAAACATTTACAGCAGGCGAAACTCTATATCAATATGTAATAGAAGATGAAACAGAAACATTTACATCAATCGCGGATCAGACAGATTTTACAATTAATAAAGATTTAACTCCAAAAACTCTTTGGAGTGTATCAACAGTAAAAGTTGACGGTACGGTCATCCCCCAACAAGAAACAGATGCACAAGGCATCACAACTGACAACTATACAGTGACAGGACAGGTTGTTAAATTCAGCAACGATGGATCTGTTGCGTTAACAGGTGGTGAGACAGTTGATATAAATCTAATTAAACACTCAATATATACACAGGGTGAAATACTATTATCTTATACTGATCCAGTAGCAGGAACAACTACAACAACAGTAAAAGTATCTGAACCATCGTTAGACCCTTATTCTAATCCATATATGAATGGATTTTATAAAGAAACAGTAGCAAATGAAGATGATTATTATTTCTCTACGCAATCTACTGGAACAGTCGAACCTACAAAAGCTACAACTATTTCAGTTGCAAGTGAGTTCTTAGGTGGATTATACGGTAGGTCAAGAAAAAATACAGAAGTTGTAACTGAAAACTCTTTCAATAATATGTTTGCTGACCAGCATCTTGTTTCACAAACCGCCGCATCAGGATTACGTTCAAGTCTATTCAAAAAAGAATTAAAGCAAAGAATACACGGCCCTGATAAGTTAGAGTTTGGTCTTGAATATAAGATATTAGATGTTGGTACAAATACTGATGCCCAAGAAAATTGGAATACAGTAGCAGGAACAACACGTAGCCCTGATAAGTTAGAGCCTGGTATTGAATATACGATATTCGATGTTGGTACAAATACTGATGCCCAAGCAAATTGGAATACAGTAGCAGGAACAACTGGCGTAACATATTCAGTAGGTGATACTTTCACTACTCCAACAAGCAACTTTACATCAGTAACGGAAGAAACAGGCCATGGGTCTGCTGGTGTAACATATACAGTAGGTGATACTTTCACTTCTGCTGGCCAAGTAGCGATGGAAACAGGACAAGGTTCTGCACTTACAATTCAAGGCACATTTATGTCATGGGATAAAAATATATGTACTTCATTCTTTATTGATTATTCTTTAGTTCAAACAAAGAATACAAGTAAGTTTGTACGTGTAGGATCAATTAAAGTAATTAATGGTGTTCCACAGGGTATTAATGATATTAAACTTACAGATGATAATACAGAAATTTGGCAAGATTTAAATTCAGATAATATTGCTGATGTTGATGAATTTTCTAATATAGAATTTACTGCAAAAATCGAAGGTAATAATATTAAATTTATGTATGAACAAGAAGTTGATTGGGAAACTGAGATAAGCTATACCATTAAAAGATGGACAATGTAAATGCGTGACAAAGCTACTTTGCTTTATGAGTGGCGACAACTTAGACTAGAACTACAAAAAGAATTCTCTCAAAAGCAATTACAAAATATAATGGACTGGTTTTCAAACTTAAAACCGGCAGTCCACGGATTCAATTACGATGATATGCATACTTGGCCTGATATATGGGAATATATCAATGAAGGCTGGTATACTCATAGTGGAAATGGACTAGCATCTTACTACACTATAGATTTTGCTTACCCAGAAAAAGATGTTCAGTTATGGTTAGTACATGACATGTTACATGGTGATATGTATTTGGTCACATATGTGGACGGATATATATTAAACAGGTCAGATGGTAAAGTATGCAATTACGAAGAAAATAAGAAAGACTTGCATATAATGGAAAAATTTGATAAGATGAAGATTATTTCCACGCTTAAGGAACGGAAATAAATACATATATAATTAACGATATAAATACGGGAAGAAGAATGTTACAAAGTAAAAAAAGATACGATAAAGACGATATTGTTACACTTGTGTTAACAGGTGGACAAGAATTATTAGGTAAGTTTGTAGAAGAAAGTGGAGATTATTTTATTGTCAAAAAACCACTAACACTAGTATTTGGTCAGCAAATTTCATTTCAACCATTTACTGTTACTGGAGATAGCGATGGCGATGTTGTTTTACACCGTGATAAAATAGTTTCAGTTTTACAAACAAACAAAGAAACAAAAAAAGCATATACCGCCGCAACAAGTGGTATTATTGCACCAGAGAAACAAGGATTGATTACGTAATGCCTTTAACTGCTAGAACTACAGATAGTACAACTGCACACTCACCCTGTGCTCCTGGACAATGTAGTGCAGGCTCAAATAATGTTTTTATAAACGGTTTGCCTGCATTCAGAGTTACAGATAAAGATACACCACATGGTGTCCCACCTTTTTGTGTACCTCATGTTACACCATTGTCACAAGGATCACCAAATGTTTTCGTTAATGGATTACCATTAGGCAGACTAGGTGATGCATTTAGTTGTGGTATCAAAGTTGCTAGTGGTTCACCAAATGTAATCACAAACGGATAAGACAATGGCAAGTGAAGCAGAACTAGAACGATTATATCAGGAGTTCGTATTAAGAGGCGGAGGAGCATTTACTCTTTCAAATGTTAATACCACGCCTGCACAATATTATAACACTGTTTCAGGAAACACTCTTAATCCCTCACAACAAGCATTTTTACAGGCACAACAAGAACAGTTCAATAGACAATCTGCTTTATCAACTATATCAAGTGAGATAGCTGGTAATAATTTTTCTAATCCTTATACTACACGTGCAGATTCAAGTATAGGACTAATACAAAGTTTTGCAAATAATCCAACTTTAAATAATGTGGCGGCACTTGCTTCCGCATTTAGTTCATTTAGTGCGGCAGATAAAGGCTTAATATTTGCTGGTGTACTTGCGGCAACAGGTGTAGATTTAGAAAATCTTATTAAAATAGGTACTATAGCAGGTCTAGGAATTGCCATGTTTAATAGTTTGAAAAATCATACTGCAGGACAAATGGGCAATTTACCTCAGACGTTATCAGATGCAAGTTCACTTGCAGGAATGAATGCACAATTTGGAGAACAAAAAGACAGTTGTTCATTTTTTAATGAAATATTAGGAATTTTAAGTGGTGCATTTGATGGCACAATGGACTTTATTGACAAAGCGTTTGATAAGTTAGGATCTTTTTTAAATCAATCAGGATTAGGTGGGGTAATAGACCAAATTACAAATGCGATTAGTGGTGCTGGAGGTATCATAGGTGATGTTATTAATGGAATTACAGGCGTAATAAATTCTGTATCCAATGTAATAGGTGATATCTTAGGAGAAATTGGTGGGTTAGTAGGAAAAGTAATAAACGCAGTAGCAGACATTACAAATCAAATCGCAAATGAGGCAACAAAATTATTAAATCTAGCGGCAGAGTTGGCAAGCAAAGCATTAGCACTAGCAATGGCGGCCGCGGCATTAGACCCATGTCAGATGGCAGTTATTCTTAATACTGGTAGTCAGGATATGAAAAATGCAGTAAATCAATTAAATACACCATTAAGTCAAGCATCAGATATACCTACACAAGTAGATACAAGAGCGGACGCAGATACAGTTATAAAGACTATGGATCAAGCAAAACAAGAAGCATCACAATCACCTGGTGTTCCACAGTCTCCATTTACAAATACAGGAAAAACTCATCAACCTTTAGATGCATATCTGCACAATTTGTTTACAGAGATTACAGGAATATTTGGAGATACATTCGAAGCAGTAAAAAATGCAGTTGGTGGAACTGCAATTACTCCATTATCAAAAACTGGTTCTACTATATCTTCTTCAAATGCTCCACCGACGCAAACACCCACAACTATATCAAGTGATGCATGGAAGTTATGGCAATCTACATATTCAAATCAATTACTAGGATTAAAACGAGATATAAAATCTCTTAAAATAACAATAACAGATGCAATTACAAATAAAACTTTCTCTACAGAAGGACTTAAAAAACAAGCTGTGATATTAGCAGACCAATTGGCAACAAATGAAACTTTGGTTAACCAAGAATTAAAAAGAGCAAATTCTCAACTTGTTTACAAATCAGAAGGCAATAAGTTCAGAATACAAACTAGGGAAGATGAAAAGATGGCATTATATAATTCTACAGTTAGCCCATCAACAGATAGACTAATTAAAAGAGTAACAAAAGAACTTTCTTCAACCAGAGTACAATGGAATTCTATAGACCAAAACGTTAGATAAAGGAATAGAACAATGATAGGTATCTTTGGTGATAGTTATGCATACGAACACGATACATCTATTGCACATGGGTGGCCTACACATTTATCTAAAATATATAATGAAGAATTTGAAAACCATAGTCTCTATGGATCCTCTTTGGCTTATTCGCATAAGCAGTTTAAAAAACAAGATGTAAAAAAATATTCAAAAATTGTTTTCGTATGCACAGAGCCTGGCAGACAGATGCTAGTAGATGATGAAGATAATTATCAATTACATTTTAGTGGTACGGCTGAAAGGTCTATAAACTTAAATAAACAAGACCAATATCAAAAATTTAAACAAAAAGATAGAAACACAAATGTAAAAATATTATACGAAATGGAAAATGTTCTTGCAACATATCCTAATACATGGGATTTTGTAAAAGATTTATTAATAGACCATGTTAATAATTCTCATTCAAATGTATTAATATTATCAATACGTGATTTGTTTTTATTAACTCAGTTAGACATACATCATGGCTGGAAGCCATACCCACCTAGAAATAATTGTGTAGAGAGTTTAGAATTAGGAAGGGAATGCCATATTAGCCAAAAACAAAATATCGAGTTAGCAGGATATATTAAAAGATATTTTGAAGATGGATTTGACATACACAGTACTTTTAAAAACGTAGAAAAATATTATACAAAAGCTAAAACATTTGAAGAAGCAGGATTTAGAAACATATGAACAGAGTTTGGTTATTTGGAGAAACATCTGATTTTTCTAAGACGTTGTTACAAGCAGTACGAATGGAAACACAGGATGTACAAACATTTGGAAGGAGAAATATCTCTTATAATACGCATCCTAAAGAACAAATATCCATACAATACCCACCTGATAAAATTATTGTAAACCTTCAGGTTAGTGCAGATAAGACTTCTGATAATTATGATCCTATTGAAAGATGGAAAGATGCTATTTGTGTTATAGAGTTTATTGCAAGTCTCTTTGAAATGCTTGAAAAAGAAGGCAAAGAAGTCACAATTATATATATTACAAGTTCAGTGACTATATCAGAAACTATGCATGAAAAAGAGTTTTACAAGTGGAGAGATTATATTGCTGTTAGACATATACAACAAGCTATTTGGTCTGCATATGATAGAAGGCATCTTAAGGTATTGGCCATTAGTCCATCCAGATTAGAGAATCACAATAAACAAGAATATGCTGAAAGAATAGTAAAGATACTTTACAATCCTCCTGAAAGAAGAAAATGTATATTAGATTTGAGTGGTGCAGGTGAATGGCGTCCACTTTATGTAATAGATAACATACATTACAGTACTCATATTGCAGATGTTCGGTTCGGAATTGATAAATAGATATATGCGTATTGAAGAAATTATAAAATCAGTAGAAGAAGGCGTCAACGACCCTCATATATTTAAAGCCGTTTTTATGGCAGGCGGACCTGGTTCCGGAAAGTCTTTTGTGGCTAAAAAAATGTTGAGAGGAACAGGGTTAAAGATGGTAAACTCAGATGAAGTTTTTGAACTTATCATGAATAAAGATAATTTACCTTTAGACCCTGATAGTATTGCAAGTCCAGACGGGCAAGCAAGACGAGATAATGCAAAAGTTTTAACAAAGAAACGTGAAAGTATCTATATAGAAGGAAGATTAGGACTAGTAATTGACGGTACTGGTAAAGATGTAATGAAGATAGGCAAAACACAAGAACGTCTTCAACAGATGGGTTATGAAACAATGATGCTATTTGTAAACACAAGTTTAGAAGTAGCACAACAAAGAAACACAAAAAGAGACAGAAGTATTCCTTCAGATATGGTAACGAACATGTGGAAACAAGTTCAAGATAATATTATGAAATTTCAGCAAATGTTTGGTGCTCCAAACTTCTTTGTAGTTGATAACTCAGGCGGATTAGAAGATCCTGCAAGAAAAGAAAACTTTGATAAAGTTGAAAAAGCGATTGATAAGTTTTTAATCTCCCCACCAAGCAAACGTCAAGCAAAATCTTGGATCGCTTCCAATAAAAAAGGTTGACTTTCACTAACGAATATTGTATCATAGTACAAATACATAGGTGAAAAAGTGACATTACAAAAACAATTCGAACAATTTAGAAAACCATTTGATTTAGAAAAAATCAAAGAAACCCACGTACATTATTGTACACCATGTTATGGTGGTCAGATTACAGAACCATTCTTTCGTTCTTGGTCTAAAGCACATATGACTTTTACAAAGTATGATATTCCTTATTCAGTAACAACATCAGCAAATGAATCTCTTGTTTCAAGAGCAAGATGTCATATGGTTGCTTATATGATGGCTAATCCAAAAGCGACACATCTAATGTTTATTGATGCTGATATCAACTTTGATTGTAAAGATATTTTACATATGATACAACATGATAAAGATATTATCGTAGGAGCATATCCAAAGAAGGATTTAGATTGGCGTGAACTTGAAAGAAAAATCAAGCAAGGAAAAAATAGGACAGTTGATGAACTAAAAGCACTTGGCTCAAAATATGCATTAAACTTTGACTGGTACATCAATGAAGAAACTGGCGGTAGAGAAATTCAAAATAAAGATGGGTTGATTAAACTTAAAGATGCCGCAACAGGATTTATGCTTATTAAAAGAGAAGCAATCTTAAAAATGATTGATGCATATCCTGAGTTATATTTTAATAATGATTTAGACTTACCAGAAGAAGAAGCCAAGTGGACGTATCTTTTGTTTGATGTAATGCATGAAAAAGAAACAAAAAGATATCTTTCAGAAGATTATGCATTTTGTCGTAGATGGCAAAAACTAGGCGGTGAAGTTTGGTTAGATCCGCTAGTTGAATTGGATCATGTTGGGCATTTCACATTTAATGGTGACATTAAGAAGTTGTTTCTTACAACAAATGATCCTAATGCACCATCAAACAATGAACTTGAAAATTTTGATATAGACTAGTTTCCGTTAATAAAATCTAGTTCTTCATCTGTGTAAGGCCACATAGTTTATTTCCTCTTTTCGTTTACCCTTTTTATCGAGGATGCCTCTAGCGACATCATCTGAAATTAGAATAGTACTCGCTATCAAAACAGCGAAAACTCTAATGAACTAGGCTCTCTCCTGGTCACCACACATCAAGCGTTTTGCTTGTTGATGATAACCCTGTCTTGCTAGTTCACTTGCCGCTCTCATACGACCAATATGTTCAAACCATACTACTAATCTATTAAACATTACACCCACCCTTTTAAATTCTTGTTCATTAAAACTCGTTGTCTACGTTCTAAGTCTTGCAAATCATGTGATTTTGCAAGGTAATCATACTCTTGTTGTGCCTGTGTTCTAGGTCTTATTGCATTCCATACTTTCTTTATCAACTTAATCATTAATTTTTACCTTTCGTTGGAAACATCTTTCCATTGATATATGTAGTCTTTGGTCCAACACCTGTTTGGATCATTGTTTGATAGGCATATTCCCAATCGTTCTTGTACTCTGTTTTGGCCCATGTCTCAAATTCTTTTTCCCTGCGCCCAGGATTGGTCGCAAAGACATTGATAAGGCCGCTGAAAAAATTCAACGTCATTTTACGTTCTCCGTATTAAATAAATTTTTGTTATGCTTGAGGACAGCAATACCCTGAGTCTTTTCTCAGTGTCACAGGTCTTTCCCAGTCGCCAATACAAAAAAGGACTTTTTGTATCACTTTTATTTATATAAATATAACAGAAAAAACCAAAGAAATACAGTGTTTTTACGACATTCCCGATATGTCCAAATTGCAAGGCTACTTGCATAGCTCCATATCATTACTGCATAGTAAAAAGCTATTGCTTTTCGGTATCAAATATGTTATTATAGACATATCAAATACATCAAGGAGATAATATGTCAACTGTACTATGTGCAAAATTAAATAAAGAGTTACCGGCATTGGATAAGGCACCATTTCCGGGTCCTGCAGGACAAGAGATTTTAGAAAAAGTATCTGCACAGGCATGGAATGATTGGATGAACTTTCAAACTATTTTGATAAATGAGAATAGATTAAATCTTATGGACCAAAACGCTAGAGAATTTTTAGCAGATGCACGAAATAAATATTTCTTTGAACCCGGAGAACTGGATCTACCAGAACAATTTGTAGATCCTAGTATACCAAAGTTAGGATAGTCAATGTTGAAAATAAAAAGCGTGAGTGAATATTATCCAGTCTGGGAGTTGTCAGGGTTTGAAACTTCCAAATTGAATATAACTTTTCCTGAAAAACGGGAAAAAGAATCATTGCTTCCAATTAATAAAAAAAGAATTCCAGTACCGTTACCAAAAGAGGAAACTGATTTTTCTAAAAAATGGCAAAATTCAACTTCAAAGATAACAGAATATTTGCGTAGTGATAAATGTTTTAAAGATTGTCCAGAAGTTAGAGGAATGTGGCCTAATGGATTCCATAGATTAACATGGGACGAACCATATAAGTGTGTTAGTATTATAAAAGATTCAGCAGGGTTTTTTATGCATCCTCATATTGATAACAGAGAAGTTATTGGTGTTTTAATTGTAAATCTACATGATAACCCAAAGGGAACTGGAACAAAGTTTTTGAATAATCCATATGAAGAAAGAGAAGAAGTAGTATGGTATGAAGGTCCAACTAAAAAAGACACTGGTGTGTTCTTTTTAAACAACTGGAATACATGGCACAAAATTGAAAATGATACAGGTAATACAAGATATATTGCATATGAAACATTACATGTAAGTCAAATGTTGAGAAAATAATGGAGTTACACACTAAAATACATATTGAAGGTCATAGTTTAAATGCAAATGGTACTTTAAAAGGTGCTAGTGTATTTGACTATGCAGATGTTAGTGCATTCTCTATTATTAATGATAGGTTTACACGATTTCATGAAAGCATAGGGGTAGTGACAAGTAGTGCGGAATGTAAATTTATATCTCCTATATTTGGGTATGGATTTATTGAGTGCTATGCAGAAATCACTGATTGTACTCCTGCAAGAATAACAGTAAAAACTTTGATTAAATACAGAGAAAGAAAAGGGTTAGAATGGGAAGATGCATTTGAAGGCACTTTCTATTTTACATGTATTGACAAACAGACAAGAAAAGTGTATAAACTATCGAAAGAGGAAATGGATGAAATTAAAAAGTAAGGTTCTAGTTACTGGCGGAGCAGGATATATCGGCACAGAGTTAGTATCGCAATTATTGAATTCGGGATATCAAGTTACTGTATTAGACAAGAAAGAAAATCCATTTGATGAAAAAGTAAAATATATACAAGGTGAATTACAAAATCCTGCTCGTTGTGTTATGGCGTGTGCAGGTCAAGAATTTGTTATTCATCTTGCGGCAAAACCTCGTATACCAGAAAGTTTCATAAACCCAGATGAATATTTTGATAACAATGTCACAGGGACAAGGAACATATTAACAGCCGCAAGTGCAGTTGGTATTAGAAAGTTTGTATTTGCAAGTAGTAGTTCTATATATGGAAACAGCCCAACTCCTCATAAACCTTATAACAAACCTGATCCACTAAATTATTATGCAATGACTAAATTGTTTGGTGAGCATCTTTGTAGACAATATAAAAATATGTTTAGTCTAAATTATAATATATTACGTTTCTTTACAGTTTATTCAGAAAATCAGCCTAACTCAAATACTGGAGGATTGATGATTGGTAAATTTGCCAGATTGGCTAAAGAAGGTAAACCATTAACAGTACATGGTGACGGAGAGTATAAAAGAGATTATATACATGTAACAGATGTAGCAAAGGCTTGTATAGCATCAATAGAGTCACGTGTAAAGAATGAAATATTCAATGTTGGTACAGGTACTAATATATCTGTCAATGATGTTGTAAAAATTATTAAAGAATTTAAACCAGATGTACAAGTAACAAATGAAGGAAATCCTAGAGGATATGCTAAAGATACACTAGCGGACATAAGTAAAGCAAAGAAACTATTAGGTTGGACACCAGAAATTAATCAAGCAGAAGGAATAAGACAAACATACAAGGAGATATTTAATGAACAAACAGATTGAGCCTATCAGAGAAAAGTTAGATGAAAAGATTAAACAACTTAACTCTAGTAGAGTATTCAAAAAAGTTACACCTAAATATGATTTATCATGGTATGTAAAATGGGTTGCTTCTGTATTGATATTAATAGCAACTTGCGCCAGAGCAACTGGAACTATACCACAAGTTGATTTATGGTTTGGCTTATTCGGGACATTAGGTTGGTTCTGGGTGGGAATGTTATGGCACGATAGAGCATTAATAATGTTAAATGGAGTACTTGTAACTTTAATTTTTATGGGACTTTTAAAGTTTTACTTTGTGTAGGAAGGATGAAATGAAATACGAACTTATAGCAGAAGATGATCCAAAATTAAAAGAAGTGTGTAACCCACATACTATAACTGATAAGACACAAGAATTAGTTTATGATATGATAGTTACTATGCAAGAATACGACGGTATCGGTTTGGCGGCACCACAAGTTGGTGTAATGGAAAGAATATTTGTAATAGGCCACAGAGATACTGGATTTGTTGTCTGTATAAATCCAAGTTGGGAAGCAACTGAGGACGCAGAAGAAGAAAGTTTCAAAGAAGGATGTTTGAGTTTTCCATTGCTTGAAATGGATGTTAGAAGATATAATAAAGTACATTGCACATTTACAAATCTCAAAGGTGAAACTCAAACTAGATTATTCACAGGTGTTTGGGCTCAAGCAATCCAACATGAAAGTGACCATTTAGAAGGTATCACATTTGACGAAAGAGTATCAGAAAGTAGATTGAGTAGAGCAAAAGCATTACGTAGAGAAAAAGTAAAAAGAATAAAAAATAGAGACAAAGGATAATGAATTTCTCTGAATACACATTATTAAGTGTAGGGGATAGTTTTGCATTTGGTCAAGGTACTATAGAACATTATCATGTTAAGAACGGATTGGGTTCAGATAAAGTTGATAGTATAAGACAAGAATGGAAGACTCAATGTAACTCTCATTCTTATGTTAAGCATATAGAAACTAAACTAGGATTTAAACGTTCTGTTAATTTAGCAGTGCCCGGTGGAACTGATGAGTTATCTTTAATAAATGCAGAAATATGGTTAAATAAAAATCCGAAAGAAAAAGCATTCCTGCTTTTTAGTATGACAGATCCTCAAAGACAGATATTTTTTGATAAAGAAAAAGACACAGACTTTCTTAATACATTCAAATATACTAGCAATAATAATTTAGATTATTATTATGATGTTTTGAATAATGATATAAGTCTAACTTTTAAAAGCTATCAATTAAGAAAAGCACTAAAAAGGTTTATTGATAGTAATAATTTAAAATATTATATATTTTCGCCTCGTGACAATATGGATTTTAGAATAGTAAAAAGAATATCATACTGGAATTCTAGTATTAAAGAAGGTGTAGACCATTGGAATAAACTAGGCATAACAGAAGATTTTCTTCAATGGATGCATAATATTGAAGATGAAAAGACATTAGGAGACAATTATCTGACAATTAAGAGATTATCTGATATAACAAAAGAAAAAACAATCTTTACGTGGTTAAAAAGTATATGTAATCCCTTGTCTTCTTATGATAGTATACACTATGATATAGATGCTCATAATAAGATTGCTGAACTAATATCCACACAAATTCAACAAAATAACGCATAAATATATACAGGGTCGAATAAATCTTCCCTGAAAGGAGAATACTATGATTAAATGGATTAAGAATAGAAGTAAAGAAAGAACAACTTGGGACGGTGCAGTATGTGTTGCATTAGGTCTTATGATTTTATTTATGGCACCATTGGCAAAAATAGCGGCAGGTATTGCCATTGCTTGGGGAGCCTGGACTATCTGGAAATCAGAGTAAGCACTAACTAAGGGAATGACACCCTGATGACTGACGAATTCAGGAAAGAAGCATATAGACTCTTTTGGCTTGTTAAAGGCCATTTAGGGTGTCATACATGGTCAGATGAAGAAGTTATCAAAATGGAAGATAGCTATTTCAGAAGGCTGTGGAAAGATGGATGCAACGGAGCTCCATTATATGAATATGAACAAGGATTCGAAGAAGCATATGAGGCGTTAACGTGGAAGAAAATCGAACACCAAGATTAATTCTTTTATCTGAGTTTTTAGACCAGAGTAAAAGAAAAGAAGATGAAATAACTTTCTACGAGAAAGAATTAAAAAAGATAGAAGAAAAACTCTACTGGTTACGTAGAGAAAAAGATTTAACTGAAACAATTATAAATATAATATCACAAGAAAAAGTAGTGGACATTAGGGAAGAAATGGAAAAGAAAATGCTATCAGATAGGATAAAAGAGTAATGGATTTATTTTTATTTTATCTTGCAGTTAGTGTAATCGTTACCTCAGGTCTCATTATATATTTCAGAGAACATTTAAGAAAACAGATTGGCTGGTACTTATTAGGTATGTTGACCTTTATGGTCGTTACAAATTTTAGCGAGTACTGGTGGATGATGTTTTTCAGTTTAGTAGTCTTTCTTCAAGTTCCACCATTTAGTGTTGAAGAAAAACTACTTACAAAGGCCGCTAATTCGGACAATCGGTTCAAGAGGTGGCAAAGGCGAAAGGGCAAGTTTGTACAATTTTTAGTATATATTTTATGTATGATACTACTGAGTGCGTTTGTTACTTGGCTTTCAGGAGATGGAAATATCCATTTTATTTTAATAGGATAACTATTGACTCTCAATACAACCTATGCTATAATACCAAATGTTATGCACGATTCGTGTGTAGCATTGATTAAAAACTAAGGAGGATGTTATGAAAACATCAATTATTGGACTGCTAGTCGCGGTCTTTTTTTCT